TGTTGTGCCTGATGGAATTCTTTTCCCGCATTTGCTGCATCGTTTATATATTGGCATTGCATCACTTCCTTCTACTGGACCTCCAGGGACTCGAACCCTAGACCGATCGGTTATGAGCCGACTGCTCTGACCAACTGAGCTAGAGGTCCATATAATAATAAAAAGGAAACAAGATCTGCTGCCGTATGGCTTACATTCTCGTTCCCTTTTTTATTCATGCTACTATAATAGCACTTTGAATTGTATGTGAGTCCCTCTCTTTCCTTTATTTTCTTTAATTTACATTTTTAGTCGTCCAACTTTTTGGATAGGATGTAGTAGAACTTTCTTCGCTTTTCATAGAAGTAGTTCCTTCCGGCTGGTATATTCATCACCGTTTTCAGGTACTTGTATGTTATTCCTTCTTCTGTTACTGCTTTTAGAATGTACTTATACAGCTGATGATCCGCTTGCTTTGCTGATTCTTCTATCATCTTGCAATTCTTCTTTGCCCATGCTCTTTTGATTGCCAATTCCTCTGTTACACTCTTTGTTACTCCAGCTCCTGTCGTATCTCCAAATTTTGGACTACCAACAGTATTTGTTTTGTATCTAAGAATGTCCTTAAATTCTTTGTATCTCATTGCAAAATGATACGCTTGATAAAACGCGTGATTGCTTATGTCCCATTTTTTTTCCGATACCGGTCTTATATTCTGCATCCTATCTCCTCCAGTCGACGATCTGCTACCTTTTCCGTCCAAATTTTTTATTCATCGCTTTTCGCCTGTAATATTTTAGTTTCGTTTCCGAATAGAATTTATTCTTATCTTCTTTCTTCTTTTCTCTTATCGCCTGCATACTTAGTTTCCATGCAACAAACTCTGTACACTTTCTTCTGCATTCGACTCGCTTTTCTCTTTCTCCTCCGTGATCGCATTTAATGCACGGACAATCTTGCTGTCCCATTTTGTATCACTCCTTTTATCCAATTCTTCCGGTTTCTTTTCTTTCTCTTGCATTTCTATTTTTTGCTCTATTATCGTCATTTTTTCCCATACATTATCTATTTCTTGTTTTGTTAATGCTGTTCCAACCGAAACTGCCATTAATACCGTTAATATTAAAAATTTTAAGCTTTGGTATGTATTCTTTTTGTAATCATTATAAAAATGTATTCCTGCATCTATTACCATTACTGTAATAAGCGCCTTAATTAATAAATCGTTCATTTTGTCTCCTAACATTCGATCTTAATTTTGCTCATTTTCCTTATCTTGTCATAAGCTTCATTTGCCAGCTTATTAACGCCTGTTATCGTCATCAACTTCCTTTGGTATCGGAATCGGAATCGGTTCAAAGTTATCGCTTTCCCCATTCATAAATTTAATCAAGCGATCTATGTTCAAGTCATCTATGTAGTTGTTAAATTCCACCATTCTTTTTTCTTCGTCAGTCATTATCTTCTGCTTCACTTCTTCCATGGTGTCCATTGCCGTCTTAGGTTCTTTCGTATCTTCTTTTTTGCTTTTATCTAAATCTGTCATGTTCTTTCTCCTTTTCTACTTCTTTTGTTTCGAATACTTCGATTGCCAGCATTCCGTTGTCTATTCCGTTTCTCACATATTCTACATTTACATCCAATCCTTTTTCTGCAAGGTATTTAGGTATGCCAAAATCTCGTCCTTGTGTAAACATATGAATTTTTCCTAACCTGTTTCTAATCGTCGCCATTATTTTTTGCCTCCTCATCCATCATTCCGCCATGTATTTTTATAATTACATCAACCAGGTTTGCTGGTACGTATGCATATATTGTTTCCAATAAATTTTCCGAATCTTCTGCATATGGTTTTAGAGCTTCTTCCTCTGCATTTAGCGCTCCGCATTCTACACATATATATCTTTTTCCGTTTTTCCATTCTTCAGCGCTAATAATATGCTTCGGGATGCTGTTTATTCCGTGTCCAACTTGTACACTCATCCTGAATCCATCTCTGCACATGATCCATGGTAGCGGATGTATGTCGTCATTTTTCTCGTAGAATGCCTTTATATATTCGTTTATCTTCATTTTTTTCTCCTCGTACCTTCCTGCTCCTGCTCCGTATCGGTGCCACGTTGCTGCTTTTCTAACCTTCTTTCTTCTTCTGTTTATTATTTTTTCGTGGTCGGCAATTATAATATAGCGATACTTGTTATCCCTGACGCTAGTAACATTCTTACGACGCCTCTTTTAAATTCTTCTGTGTACTGCATAGTTTTTTCTCAGACAGCTTAATTCTTCACATGATGCAGTGTATTTAACCGTGATCACTGATTCTTTCTTTTTGTCTAATCATGTTAAATCCCTGTGATTCTTCGTTTGTTGTTTGTGATTTGTAAAAAATAATAATGATTGTGTTATAAATAAACAGAAACTTGATAATGTATAATAAAACTTTGTTAATAGTTGCTAAAAGAATCTCTCAGGTAAAGAACTAAGCTGTCTGTTCTCCTTTCTGCCTGCTGCCTTTTCTGGCAGTAGGCTAATAGATCTCATGGCTTATACATGACTTCTTTGTTTCTTATGCGTTTTGTTAATAGTTACTGTGGTATATTGCAACTGGTCACTGTCACTACCAGTAGTGCATCATTTCATTGTGTCCGATTCGGACACCTTTCTTTTTCGGACCTTTTGCTTTGCTATAAATCTTTTTAGTGGCTGTCCATTCATTTTTCTTTCATTGTTTCCTGCATTATATAGCTTTCTTGCTTCTCTTTTTATATTTCTTATCTCAATTTCCCATTCATACACTTTTGGCATTTTTAGTTCTATCGTCCCATAT